TCCTTTTTTCTTATCAGAATGACCATCAGTTTCAATTAAACCTGCTAATAGCTGAAGCCTTGATTCAATTGAAGATTTCATATAACTATCAGGAATATGTTTATTATTATAAACACCAATCTTTTGTAATTGAGAGTTTATTCCTTTAAACGCAAACTCAATAATTTTAGGAGAATCTGATTTTTTTAATTCAAAAGGAATGTTTTTCATTTGGGCAATCATTCCTAAATACTCTAATATTTCAGGCTCTTCTTCTTTATTTACTAATATAGTAAAGGCTTGCTTTCTACCGTCTCCTAACCATAAACCAAGTAAATATGGAGGTATCCCTTCAAATTTATCAGACATCTCTATACCTTTTGATACAACTCTTGTCAAATGTTGTTTTACAAAAGATGATTTAGCTAAATATTCCTTAGGTGTCATTATGACTTCTTCGTGTCTTTTGCTTTTATTTCTTGGGTTAAATACATATCTGTTAAATACCAATCTATGGTTTTCCGTTACAATATAATCTTGACCGTTTGGTTGTTTAACCAAATATCTATCAGTTTCCCCTGATACTTTTTTCATTACAGTTTTTATCTTACCGCCTTCTATCATCACCTTATCGCCAACATTAATATCCTTAATAGGCTTAAACTCAAAGTTTTCAGTAAGTATTAGTGTGTCAGGAGCATAGCACTCATCGTGAGCCAAGAAGAGTAACTTCTCTCCATCATAAGAATTGTCCTCAGTATTCTTCCAATCTATTGATGTATCAAGTCCATCGACATCATTGTCATCAGTCTCGTACATATTCTTCTTAGTAATCTTTGCTGCCGGTACTCTGTATGCCAACTCAGTCTTTGGCTTGTCCATACCATCCATAATTGGTTTGAAAAAAAATGGAAGGCGACTATTGATAGGTACAACTTTATCGGTGAACATCTTCTTAGCATCGGCACCCGTCTTAGATAGGATACCTATACGTGCGTCACGTGCGAGGGTACCTATATTAACGCACTCTGAGGATGACATAAATGAGAAACCCGAACGTCTAATCTTTAGGTATATCATACCAAACGACCTCGGGTCTGCACGGCAGGCTTCCCAAAATATCCAATAGATTCTATTGGCTTCACGGAAGTCAGGATAACCTACGTCAATACTTGACCACTGCAGGTACATATAGTGTGAGCCGGTTATGTAAGTTTTGACTCCATTGTTCATAAACCAAGCCCCCTGCTCACGGTAGTCAAACTCCTGCTCGATGTAATCAACCCAACGGTCTTTAAATTCTTTTGGCTTTTCGTTCCATTGAAATATGGATTGAATTTTAGCTAACTCACGGGGAAGGTCGTGACGCTCCCAATATTGTTCAGCTTTAGTGGAGTGTCTTTGAAGACACTTATCAGTCGTAGCAGGAAGGGCAATAATTAATCCTTCTATCTCTACTATCTGTCCTATCTGTCCGGTCTTTGAAATAACAATGACATCGTATTGGTCGTTATAACCATACGCCCACGACCTCACCCTATTTTTGTTAGAGATGACGGCAGCCGGTATATGACTTTCAACTATACGGCATAAACTATTGCTTTGACCTTCTTTCTGCAAATCCTTGTTTTGTATCTGTTTTACTTATTCCTCTATCTACGGAGTCAAGATTTTCTTTCTCCGCTTCTATTCTACTTAGTATCTCAAACGCATCAAAGATGGCTAATTTCTTAGCTGCTGCTGCGTTTTTCATTTTATCTGCAGATACATCAGTATCTGAATCAGTATTGATAATATCTTCCTCAGCCACTTTTACAAGGTGACTAACGGCTTTGTATCCGGCTTCAATGATACGTAGTTTTATTTCTTTAGTATCTCTCATTACTTTGCCTTTAAAAATATTATCTGAACCAACCTTGCAGTCTCTGCCTCTCCAAAGTTATGAAATAAATTCCTCGAGTGTGGAGCGTCTGAGTTAAAGGCTATCATACGATTGAATTTAGAATACATTGTAATTAGTGCTTTCTTGTCCTCATCGTAAACAGTTGTGCCATCATCCTCAGGTGCCTGCTCGTTTAAGTAAAGCAAGCAAGTAATATCTCCCATCATTTCGTCCGTATGTACAAAATTCGGTTCTTCTTGGTTCAATGGTGACTTGCGAACAAAGTTTAAATCTACTTTGTAACCAAGAAATAGTTCACTAACGTATTTGGCAAACTCATCGTTCTTGTCTCGTGGCTGAATGTTTTTGAAAGTGTATTCACCGTCTGCCACGTCTTGAAACCCGTGCAAGTGTATATCTGATACATAGGATAATGGGTCTTTAATAATGTTGTCGAATGTAATTAGATTCATAATTTGATTGTTATTTGGTGGTCGTACATCCTATATAACTTCTCTTCATCTACTGTGAACTCGTATTCGCTATCCGGGGAAAAACAAACCATATCTCCTGCTTTGATACCACGCTCAAGTAAATACTCGTTCGGGTATTTCATTATACCCATAAGCGGTTCTTCTGAGAATGGCTTTTTAATATAGCTTTCAGTTGCAGGTACAGGTTTAACAAAGCAGTATCTATCATAAGCGTTCCACGTGGAGTCGTGCTTATACATATAAAACTGCTCGGTCTCAATAAAGAATAGGTCATCCTTAAAGAATGACTTACCGCTTTTTTGCCTACCCCGCATATCGTTATAGAACTTGAATACGTTATGGTGCACAAGTAAAGTGTCACCTTCTTTAATGGGTCCTTTGTACCCCAATGGAAGTTCAACGACTTCTGCAAATCGGTTGGAAAATTTGTGGTCTTCCTCGGAAGTGCTGACAATAAAGTCAACACCTCCTATCTCTTTTGTATTGTCATATCGCTTTCCATTAACCGGCTTGGCTATAAAATAGAATGGCGACCTCATTAGATATTGATGTTATATTCAATGGATATAGGAATGGTGGAGGTGAACTCTTTCCAAAGCACCACCTCCGCCTTCTCGTTAATGATAAAGATTTGAATAGATTCTTTCTCAGGATTAAGCCTGATAAGATGAATCTCGTTGCTATCATTAAGGATTTTCTGCCCTACAATATAGTGCATAGCACCGCCTTTGTAGTCAGGTCCTATTGATATTTTACGAATATCCATTATAGTTCTTCTTCTTCCTCCTTAACAAATGTAATGCCTGTAGTCCAACCTTCAAGGAATGTGAACTTCTCTAAGCCATTAGTATTAATAACTTCAATATGGGTAAATTCAAATTCTTTTTCGTTTAAAGTCTCTACGTCCTTAGTTAATTTCTTAACGCCATCTTTAGTGAATTTGTACTCTCCTTTTTCATCCATAATAAGGATTCCTTTGTCGTCTGTAGCAGCATTGTCTAAACGTAATTCATCACGTTGAGTATTATAAGACTCGTGATGAGACTTAAACTTCTCGTAAATTTTAAACAATTTCTTCTGAATTTTTGTCTCCTGTCCGCCAATTACGGAATTAATAGAAGCTACTAAAATGTTCAGGTCTTTGTACTTTTTTTTGTTTTCCATTTGATTTGATTTTAATAATGTAAAAGTAATGAATATTTATTGAACTACGCAATAGTTACAACAGTTTGTTGTTCCCAAGGTAATGGTAAAATTACCACAGGAGGATTTAATACTTGCTCAATATCATAATCAATAAGAGCATTTAATTGTACCATATCAACATTTGCCTCAATCCAAGAAATAACTTCAGACTCTGTTAAATCTGCATATGGTATAAATGTGTCAGGATTAGAGGGAGTAGTAAAAGGTGTTTGACCGCTTTCTGCTACAGCCGCTATAATTTTTCCTGTATCATCTGTATCTATCCCTCTGTATAACCAATTTGCTTGGATAACTACATCTTGTAATCCATCTTCTGTGGGTTTTGTAACCATTTGTTGAATAACCCATTGATAAGTAATTGCCATTTTATTTTATTTTTAGTTTAACTTAATTAATATCCATACTGCTGAACTGAAAGTATTTCCTCCTCCCATATTACTACTCGTATTTGGATAAGTATCAAAAAATCCTGTTCCACCATCATCTGCTCCAAATCCTGTTGTTTCATTTGCATCTTGACCTGAATAAACTCCTTCGTGTATAGCAGTCATTTTAGCATCACTTGCTGTATTCCAATATATTGACCCTGCAGATGGAGTAGTATAAGACGCACTTGGATTAGTATAGGCTCCATCTGACATACCTATTTGAGTATTTAATGGATTATTCCATCTTCCAAAACCATCATAAGTACCTGTACAATCCCATCCATATCTTGGAACCACTGAAGTTACAAATGTACCATCTGTATTTCCTCCATTAAAAAATGTTTTCCATTGTCTTCCTGCAGGAACTCTATAAACAAAATCTACTGTTCTTGTATCTCTCCATATTGTAAAATCAGTAGCACCCATAACTCTAACTTCAGTAGGATATGCATCCCCAAAATCAGCACTAAATGCAGTAGCAGTTGACTGAGAGTTATCAGTACTTAATCCTCTTACTGTACTCCAAGTCCCTTGTATTTCGCTCATTGCATTTGCTGCAAATCTACCAACTAATATCCACTGCCCTAATGCATCTTCAATAATACGAACTGTTTGAGTTCCTCCATTTGGAGTAGCTATTGATTTAGTATAAGTAGAATAAAGAGGTACTTCTGTTTTTACGGAATCTTTAATAGCAATTTTTACAATATTATTTGTTTCTAATGTTAATGATGAATTTGAAATAACTGCTAATCTACCTCTTCCATCTGCACTCCATCCCATTACAATACCATATGAACCATTATTATTAACTCCAAAATATCTATCAGAACCTACTGAGTTTAATTGAACAGGTAACATTGCATCATTGATAACCGATGAAGTACCTGCTCCAACTATACCTGCAAAATAGTTAACATCACTTGTCCCTGCTTGATAAATAGCATATCTTGAGCCAAGTGTTACGCCACCCCACTCCGTAAGGTTATTAATTAATAAACCGTAATAGTTAGTGTAAGTGATATTTGCAGATGCTGTAGGATAAATACCTTGAATAATCAAACTTGCTCCGTGTGATATAGTTCCATTTACTGAACCACCTGTTTGCTGTAATACTTGCATTGCAGCAACTGCTCTTATGCCTCCGCCTGATTGACTTAAAGTTATTGTTCCTGTTGTAGTAAATGAGTGTCTATTAACCCCAAGTATTCCTGCATTTATTGCACCATTGTTTATAGTTGAACTACCTCCCCAATTAATTAAACTTGAAGAAGTGATACCTGACCAAATGCCTCCTGAATTAAATGTTGAGCCTGCGGGAATAGAAACATTTAATCTTATGTCTGAAGCCTGATTATTACTTGAAGAAAAAGCTGCAGCATAGTTAACACCAAAGTTCCCGTTTACATCTAAAGAATATGCAGGAGCGTTTATATTTATACCTACATTACCACCCATATTAAATGAAAGAACTGATGTACCTGCTATAGCAGTTCCTGTACCTCCATTACCAAATCCATAAATACTTGTAGCAACTTCTCCAAAAAACATATTTGCTCCTGTACCATTGTTATAAATAATACATCCTGAATTAGGTTGTGCAAGTCTTGCATATTGATATATATATGCAGATGTTCCACTAAATAATAATGGACCTGTACTTGTTATCGAAGCTGTTGAAGAGAGTCCAACTGATGAAATTCTACCTGCATCAGAAAAACTAATAACAGAAGAACTAAATGTCGTACCACCTGCTGCTGTAGATGGGGTAAATAATAAACCTGCCGGACCAATATTAGCAACCCCTATTTGCCAATTCAGATTAGTAGCTGCCCATCCTTGTAAATTAATATACGCTCCACTATTGCCACTTCCAAGACCATCTAATATTAATCCCGGAGTTGTTTTAGATATTGTTACATTTCCTCCTGCAAAATAATGACCACCTGTGCCTGATACTTGATAATTAATATCTTTATTTACAGTTGAATTGGTTATAACAGTATGTCCGCTACCTGTATTATATATTTGAGTTGTCCCACCTGATGTTGGTACACTTATTGTTCCTAATACAGCTAATGTAAATGTATTTTCAGAAATTATTCCTGCACTTGCATTACCAATATAAACAGTACTATCTGTAGCTCCTTTTGTACCTATACCCCAAGTGTTACCACTCTGCCAATTACCTCCATACTGAACTCTAATAGTAGCTGTTGCTGAGGCATAAACATTACTATAAAAATAATAGTTACTATTTACTGCTCCTTTTATTAAAATTGAACCTTTTGATTGTATTCTATAATCAGCACCATCATCAGTAGTACCATCTCCAACTATTAAATTACCTGACCCCAATACAGCAACCTTTGTTGTTCCTTTAGTCTGAATAGTAACAGTACCATCTGTTGCCCAATTTGCAAAAAGGTTTAAAATATTGTTACCTGCATCATATGTAATACCTCCATTAAGGTCTGAAAATAACCATCCTGACATATATGTACCCCTCCAATAAGAAACTGTTCTATTATATGTGATATTATCATTACTAATATCAAGTGTATATCCCGGAACAGTTTTACCAATACCTACTCTTGTAGGATAATATCCTCCCGGTCCGGGGTCTCCAAGAATAACTAATTTATTCCTATGATAAATAGACATAAAGTCTTTATCCAATCCTGAATCTGCTTGGAACCCTTCGCCTATTGATAATGGAATATTTGCTGCTGCATCTCCAAAATATATTTTAGCACCTTGGCGAGTAAAGTGTTGGTCACCATTTATAACTAATTGTACTGCAGTAGAGGCATCTCCCCCAGATCGGAAGAGCTCCCTT